TCTGCAATAGTAACGTCATAGCCAGTCCATGTGTTTGTGGGCTGTGTAGTCTCTGATGGACCAACATAGTAGCCACCCTTAAAGTCTTTCCATTCAAAGAAAAAGGCAGCCATTTACGACCACGCTGCGTACTGGTACCCACTATCAAAACGAATACGCCTCGATGTGTTTTGCTTCAAGTCATCTCGCATAGTATTGAGAATTGACTGGTATTCAGCTTGGTATACTGCAGCTCTACCTTCGTCTTGGCGCACCATTGCAGCCAGGTAAGCAGCATGAGCGACGATCAATGGGTGATGCAATGCTGGCATCAGGGGTGTAGAAAAATCACTAAAAAGCTCCGGCTCGCTGCGATAGTAATACAAAACCCCAGGTTGGTCTGTCGTAGGTACTGGGTCCAAACGAGCCTTGTTACCAATAATGGTCCATGCAAAGGTGGCCATACGGCGGTCTGGCATTAGGAAATCTTCAAGCTGTACCCAAAGAACAGGTAGCCCCTCAATGACCAGCTGGCGGGCCCGTACAAAGTCATTAGGGATTGTGGCGCTTCCTGCAACAAAGTTCATGTTGTAGGTGTCCAGCAACCAGGGCCATTCTTTAGTAGCCGAGATAGTTGCCAATGAACGGTTGATAAGACTATTGATTGTAGAGTCAGGAAGTAGGCCGTCGCCAATAGAGGGGATAGCCAAACGCTCTTTAACGGCTGATCTGAGTTCGCCTCTGTTCATGCTGCAATCTTATACCAATCTAAATTACGTCGCAAGCGATCATCTGTAGGGCTGATTTCTAAAGCTTTTACCCCGTAATCCAACGCTGCTTTATAGTCGCCTAAATTGTAGCATGATAATGCCATTAGGTCATAGGGGGTAGAGCCCCAAGCAAAAGCCTCACAAAGATAATCCAAAGGCTTCTTAGTGATAGCCAACGCAATCTCACAGGCAGCCTTACAGCGAACCCAGTTGCCACGATTGTGGTACAGCAACGCCAACTCAACCCATGCTTCTCGTCTGTCAGGGCATTCAGCGACGGCTTTGAACAGATGATTTTCTTCTGCACCTTCCCTCATCTTCGCCATGTACCGGTGGGATGCTGCCCGTTCAGGGTTCCAGCGGGACAGCTTTAAATGTTCACTGAAATGGTATTGCGCTAAACCGTAGTCTCGATGAAAGAAGTATTCACGGGCTAGATAGAACTGGTTGCGGTCATCTGTGGGGTCTTCTTCTACAGCCAGTTTCAGCAGGGGTAAGTATTGGCTTCGAGATTTGGTGTGGTCCGGATGATGGTGGATTTCTAATCCGTCAACCCAATAAGGGTTTTCTACCCCGTCGTATTTGAGAACTTCATGGACTGGATGTTTCCATTTGTAGCCGTGTCGGGCGTGGATTTTGTCGCCACCATAAGTGAGCCCTTCGGATCCGTCATCATTCCACGACCAAATGTATTTGTATCGGGGTCGGGTCACACCTTCAGGTATGGCTTCTAGGGCTTGTCGCCAGCCTGGTTGAAGGACTTCATCTACGTCTAGCCATATCACATAGTCAGCGTCATCGGGGATGAGACTCATGGCGTAGTTGCGGGCGTGGTCAAACCGCCAAGGGTCGATTTTTCTGATGTGGGTTTCAACGCCCATCTTGTTTGAGAGGACTACGGTTGCATCGGTGGAAAGTGTGTCCACCAAGATCCGATAGTCAGCTTCTTTGCATGATTCGGCCCATCGTTCTACGAACTGTTCTTCGTTTTTGGCGATGGTTGCGACAGCTATTTTCATTGCCCCTCCTTGTGGGTTTAGTTACGGTATCCGTACACTAAAACATTTCCTCGTGTAATTGTTGGTCCTGTAATTGTGTTGATTCGGAACCCCGTAAATTGTTGTGTGCCATCCCAGGCTACTGAGCCTTGACGACTGCCATAGGTGCCACTACCAAGATAGAAAGAACTTCCAGTCGTTAATGTTACAGCAGCACGTTGAGGATTAGACACATCAAAAACCACACCACCTTGTCCACCTGTGCCGCCAGTGGTCCAACCTAAGTAACCGCCACTCGCAGCGTTTGCGTTACTGTCTTGACTTGCACCGCCTCCTGTAATACCACGATATGACCAATAATAGTTACTGCCTGATACGGCAGTTGTTCCACTTGTTAAATACTGAATGTAAATATCGCCTGCTGCGCTTAACCCTACATCGTCAATAACTACACGGTAATTCCGATAACTAGTTGTAAAACAATCAGGGAAATTAGTAATAGAACTTGACAGAGTTCCAGTAGTTATTAACTCCAACCCTGGAGGGTTCGCAGTCTGCGAGTTCGGAGCAACCCACGCCGAAGCGTTCCACACCAACACACGGTCCGTATCAGTCTCATAAATAACTTGACCTTCATACGGGGATGCAGGGCGGGTAGAAGACGTGCAGACACCAGACTGTGCGATACGGCTGGATGGTAGATAGTTAGACAAACCCATAATTAATTCCTATATCCATAGACACGGACAGTGCCACCTGTAAGCGTTCCCGAACTAGGAAAAAATGTAAAATTGTCAAACGGAGTAGCAACACGATGTTCGCCCTGCATAGTGCCATATTCGTTGTTGTTTTGATAATTGCCATTTCTCAATTTTGTCCAAACAGATAAAAAGGGGGCGTATAAATCACATGCTAAATGTGAGGCTTGACCAGCAGTGCCACCGCCAACCCACGCCCACCATCCACTGTTATTATTGCCAGCGCCCAAAACAGTAGAACTTGTTACTGCACCATAAGTTAAATAACCAAAATAACCAGTAGTGTTTAAACCAAGCCTTAAACCAATGTCGGTGTTTGCCGATTGCGTTCCACCACTGTATGAAATGCGATAGTTCTCGAACTCTGCGCTAAAAGCATCTGTCACCGTAACGCTAGAAACACCAGTACCAACTGTTTGAGATTTAACCAACTGTAACCCTGGTGGGGTATCCGTATCCGCAATCATCACCCACGCTGCGTTATCCCAAACCAACACACGATGCGTGTCAGTCTCAAAAATCATTTGTCCTTCGAATGGGGCTTGTGGTCGTGTGGTAGAAGTACAAACCCCAGGTCGTAGCCCGCTAGAAACATTCGAAATAGCCATTATGGAATTCCTACTACAGTTATGGAACGAAAAGCATAATCAACAGCGTTACCAGCAGACCCACGATATTTCATTGTGAATGTATTAACACCTGCGGTTAGACCAGTGATTATAAAAGTTCTTGAAATACCGGACCCAAAACCACCACCAGCAGTTAACTCACGAGTCCAAGTCGAATAATCATCAACAGCAGTAATTGTTGTTGCTCCAGTTACACCAAAAGATATATACATAAAATTATTAAAGGATGATTGGGCTACGGCAGAAATAGTTACTAATGCTTTTGAACCTGTTTGTATAGAAGTAGATGGTCCCGCACCAGTACCAAGGTCGCCGTATGCCGTACTTGAACGTGACCCCGAAGTATTTATTGTTGCTGATTGTGGTGTTAAACAAACCCAAGCAGAACCGTTATATATCAAAGAAATTTTTGTATCAGTCTCATAAATCATTTGCCCCTCAAACGGTGCAGTCGGTCTAGTCGTAGAAGTACACACACCAGGAGTCAAAGACCCAGTACCAAGCGCAGAACTAATAGCCATTACAGTTCACGTTCCCAACCAGTAACAGTCACAGTCACCCTAGAAGCAGTATCAGACGAACCCTGCAAAGTCTGACCAGCCTCCAACACCAAAGCCGTATCTAACACAACCGTGTCAAACGCCGCAATAGGCAACTGAAACACAAAACAATTCTCTGTCGTAGCAGTCGAACCAACAGCCAAACGGATCCAACGCTCCACACCATCCGTGTTGCACACCACGATTTGTTTAATGGCGTGTTGACGACCTGACGGAACAGTAAACAATGTTGTGCTTGAAGTACCCAAAAAAGTTGGGGCATCAAGAAGTTTCGGGAATACATCACCACTAGCCATTACGGATTAACCTCCATGATAATAAATGTAGTTAGGTTACGGGTTGTTTGTACAGGAGCCGCAGCACCAGTCGGTCCAGTCGGACCAGTCGGGCCTGTAGGACCTGTAACTGTAGAGGCTGCACCAGTAGCTCCGGTAGGTCCTGTTGGGCCAGTGGGTCCAGTTGCTCCATCAACACCAATTGTCCCTGCAGCACCAGTCGGCCCAGTAGGTCCAGTCACGGTAGAAGCAGCACCAGTCGGCCCAGT